CACCCACCCCCTACTCTTTAGGCGTGAACTTCTACTGCATGTACTTCCAACTGTAGTGTTGGTGGGTACTGCTTATCCACATTAGGTCGGCGGTCAAAGCGTGTGACCATACGACCTGTTAGTGTAACTGGCAGGGTAACTTCGCTACCTGCTTTAGATGCACCTAGGATTTCACCTACTGTGCTGTCATCTAGCGCTACGATATTCATACCTACTACATAGACTGTTCGGTCTGCTGTACCATCTGAGGTACGAGATATATCTCTCTGGTCAAACCAGCCTGTAAGCATAGTTCCACGACCTTCTTTAGTATATGTACGGATATTCTTGATAGTACCAGTTACTTCGACTACATTCTTCATCTTACTCTCCTTATTAGTTGATTGATTACTTACTTGCTGGCTGGTAAGCCCGCCAAAGGCGACGGGCTTACCTGCCTTGTTACTTATCTTACATTGTGTTCCAACGGCTTATCACATGATGTGCAGTCGTTGAATATCTTGGGGGTGAGCAGGTTGCACCATTGGCACTGAACTTCTCTTGCGCGTTGGCGCTCATCTTGCAGTTCCCATAGTTCCTCATAGACTCCGCCGTCTATCAGTTGGGCTATTGGTGGCAGGAACTCATGGCGTGTCTGAGGTTCGTCCTCATCTACCCATGAAACCGATAACTCCACCAATCTGAAGGGGTTATCATCTGACCACTTCTCGAACATGACTGCCTTCTTTCTGGCAGGTCGGACATAGGTTTCTGACGCGACCCACTCGCTTGCCGAGGGAGCGTCACTTGTATCTATCGACATGGCTGGGCCTTCGCCCAATCTGTCGTCTTCATGCAGGTTCCAAGCGTTATCATCTGCTCGGGCCTCATCATCATCGAGGCAGGTCTGGCACTTACCGACTGGTAAGTCTAGGGCTGAATCGCGAGCAATAACCATGCATTCGTAGCAGGTGTTCTGGACGGTGATACCGTTCGCAATTGATTCGGTCATTAGTTTTTCTCCTTAGTGAAGTCGATTACTATGGTGTTGATTTCTTTAGCGGTTCCATTCCAGATGGGTTCCCACTTGGCGAACTGGACTTTGGCTAGACAGTGTATGTCGTGGCACTTATGCATTTGTACTCTCCTTTATCGGACAACTTGGATAACACTCTGTTACCCAACCACACTCAGGGCAGTCATAGATACCCTCTGACTTGAGCCTAGCCACAAGGCTTTGCTCTTGCTTTAGTCGTTTCTGCACGAACTCTGAGTTTTCGCAGGCACAACTACCACCCATGAAGGATGGACATTCTTCAGGACATACGGTCATCTTTACCTCCACTTTCATATCACCTAATCCGCTATCTCCACCGTGGAGATAGTAGCAATCACAGTGTAACCAGTCTTCGATACCACAGACTCTGCAACTAACAGTCATGATGATTTCCAATCAGTAGCACAACGAAGCAAGAATTTCTTACTTCATAATCCAGACCAGCATAGGTTCTGACAGACTGTCAATCCCGTTGCGAAGCGCTTTTAGGGATTTACTGGCTGGTAGGTTCAATGCTAGTTAGCCTAGGCAATTGCAGTATATGTAGAAAAACTGGGGCACAGGTAGTTAGTTGCTCTGTGCCTGGTCAGACACTACCTACCAAACCAGACTACCACTCAGTACAGTATGTCTGTATCTGTCTGCTGTAGATATATATGACCCCATGGTTATTAAACGGTAACTGCAGTATAGACTGTATCTCTACCAAAATATTTCTAGTACAATAGGACCCCAGTTACAGTCTGAGCAGGGCTTTTACAGATTGTTTACTAGAAAATGTTCGTTTGACCTATTTGAACGGATTAAGTATATATAGACAGTAAAATAGTTCGGAAGTCTTTTTAGAGCCTTCCTCACAACTGTTACTATAGACTGTACTAAACTGCTACAAGGCAGGTGTAGACTGTCCAAAACTAGGGGGCTAGATGACATTCGAAAAGGGGGCAACTAACCCCAAGACGGCTAAGAGCAATGAGGCTAAGGAGCAGGTGCTCCTGCTGGTATCTGAGGGTATGTCGCTGGCAAACGCGATGACCAAGGTAGGCTCCAAGCCTGATACTGCCCGCATCTGGATTTACCGTGACCCAGACTTTGCCCGCAAACTGGAGCAAGCCAAGGAAGATGCCAAGAGCAACTCCCTCAAGGCGCTGGGGATTCCCAAGGACCAGATTTCATTTGCTCAGTTTTCAGAAATATACCTAGATTCTAAAGTCTTTCCACACCATCAGGATTGGATTGACCTCATCGAAGGGCGCGACCCGTCGTGGCTGCACCCCTCTATGGTCTATGAGAAGGTTGACGAAACCCGCATGTTGGTTAACGTCCCGCCTGAGCATGCCAAGTCCACCGTAGTCACGGTGAACTATTCGACCTACCGTATCGCCATCAACCCTAATGTCCGCATCATCGTGGTCTCAAAGACGTTGAACAAAGCACGCGAGTTTGTATACTCGATTAAGAACAGGTTGTCCCATCCACGCTATGCCAAGATGCAAAATACTTTTGGTCCCGAAGGCGGCTGGAAAAACGACGCAGATACCTGGAAAGTAGATACCGTCTATCTTGGTGGCGATGCGCGTGATTCAAGTGAGAAAGACCCAACTATCCAGGCTCTGGGTATGGGTGGTCAGATTTACGGTGCCCGTGCTGACCTGATTATCCTAGACGACTGCATTACTACGGCTAACGCCCATGAGTACGAGAAGCAGATTAACTGGCTCCAAAAAGAAGTTATCACCCGTCTGGGTAAGAACGGCAAGTTGCTGATTGTAGGCACACGTATTGCCGCTACAGATTTTTATAAAGAACTGCGGGAGCCTAAATACTGGTCAAGTGGCAAGTGCCCCTTTACCTATATGGCTATGCCTGCGGTTTTAGAGTATGCCGAAAAGGTTGAAGACTGGGTAACACTATGGCCTAAGTCTAATATCCCTTGGGATGGCGATGATGAAGAAGATGCTGATGAAGATGGCTTGTATCCAAAGTGGGACGGGCCAGCGCTAAACAAACGTCGCGGTGAAGTTACCGCCTCTACCTGGGCGCTGGTGTACCAGCAGGAAGATATAGCAGAGGATTCAACATTCCCTGCACCGCTGGTTCAAGGTTGTATCAAGGGTGCGCGAAAGCGTGGGGTTCTAAACCCAGAACTTGTAGGTCATCCGCAGAAGATTAATGGCTATACCATTATTGGTTTTGACCCTGCTATGACTGGCAACTCAGCCTTTGTAGTTATCAATTACAACAGCGCCGATGGGCGCATTTATGTACTTGATTGCGTCAATATGAGCGAACCTACTCCACAAAAGATTCGCGATACGATTGAAGAGTTGGTGGTTAAGTACCGACCTAGTGAGTTCCGCGTTGAGATTAACGCACATCAGAAGGGCTATGCCCTAGATGATAACTTAATTCAATGGCTGGCTCAGTATGGCTGTTCTTTAAAGCCACACTTTACTGGCAAGAACAAATGGGACACAAACCTTGGCGTAGCATCTATGTCTAGCCTATTTGGAACTATGCGCGATGGCAAGTTCCAGAACAATAACGTTATTGAATTTCCATCCTCTGAAGGTTCTGAAGGTATTAAAGCCTTGCTCCAGCAGTTGATGACCTGGAAGCCAAACACACGTGGTAAGACTGACTGTGTAATGGCGCTATGGTTTGGCGTATTACGTGCCAAGGAGTTAATGCAGGCGGCTTCATTTACTAGCCGATATAAAGAAAACCGTTGGGCCACACGTGCTCAACTATCTAAACGTGCATCAGTAAATCTAGATGCTGCCTATCAAGAGCAGTGGAATGAACAATTCGGATAAGGAACTAACATGGCAAATCCAGTAGTTAAGATTGTTGGCAAGATTGCCAAAGAGGTTATGAAGAAGAATGCTAAGCCATCTGCAAAGAAGACTGTAAAGCAGGCTGTTAAGACTGCAAAGAAGTCTAAGCCAATTGCTAATCCTAAGTCTGCAGTTAAAGTTCTTCAACGTAGTGGCGGTATTGAAAATCGCGGAACAAAAGTAACTGGTTCGCAAAATCTTAAAAGAGCCAAAGAGTATATTGGACAAAAAAAGTTTGACC